AATAAATACAATAACTTATAATGTTGCTATTTTGTTTCATAGGCTGTATTAGCAGAATTGTGGCTATTCATGCCTTCCTGAGTAGCCACGCTAATATGATTCGGAAAACAAAAATAGTTAAATCCAAGAAACATCTTGAGTGGGTTGGCAGAAATCATGTTTGTATTAAATGCCGATCTAATTATTCTGTTCAGGCTTGTCATATTCGCAAAACCGATCAAACTGGTAATGTTGGCTGGGGAACTAAAGGCGGAGATGCTTTTGTTATTCCTATGTGCTACTTATGTCATCAACAACAACATTCCATGAATGAAGTTTTATTTTATTGCCAACTTAATATAAATCCTATACGAGTGGCAGAAGCATTGGCTTCCAAAAGTCCGTGCAAGAAAATTAAACAACTAACTAAGGAAGGACACTATGACGAACCAATCAAGTATTGGGATAATCTCCAAGCAAGTACAAAAAGCACTACTCAACAATAAAATCTATAAAGACAATGAGTTCTTTGAATTAGATCAAAAGAAAATTCTTATTTCAATTTTAAAAGACAAACTAAATATTAGTTATGCAAAGCTAGGCAAGGAACTAAATCTAAGTTGGTTTCCTGTATATAAATCTTGTGAGATAGCCAAAAAAAAATACGCAAATATTTTAGAGCAAGTGATGAAGGTAATCAAATGAATTATAAAAATGGATTTGTTTTATTACACCGAAAAATATTCAATTCTACTGACTTTAAAAACCAATTAGATGTTTCTGTATTTATTTATCTTATGTCTATGGCTTCGCATGAGGCTTGTGAAGTTATCTATCGCTGTAAGAAAATAGTTCTCCAAAGAGGAGAGGTTTGTATTGCTGAACGAGATTTAGCTAAAAAGTTTGATATTACTAAGTCTAAGGTAAAATCAATAATTAAGCGGTTAATTAGCAACCATAATTTGTACCAAAGAACGACCAAACGATTGAGTGTATATACCATTGTAAAATATGAGAAATATCAATCTTTGGATAAGCAAAACGACCATAAAACAACCAAAAACTCTACCACAGAACAATTAAATAAATTAAATAAATCAAATATTAGTATATATACTAAATCTAATAATAAATTTATGAATAAGAAAATAGATATTAAGTCTAGCAAAGTACCTCTGAAGGACTTAAAACAAACTATCTATGAAAATGAATCTGTGTCGGAATTTGAGGTTGCTCGGCAAAGACTAAGCAAAGACCGCTTTGAAGATTTTATAAAATTTAAACTTGCGGAATTAGACAAATCAAACTAAAGGGAGAATCATGCCGTTGAAAAAAGGATATTCCAAAAAATCTATCAGCTATAACATTAAGCGAGAAATGAAAGCTGGTAAAAAAACTAAACAAGCTGTTGCAATAGCATTATCTGTTGCAAGAAAAGCTAAAAGGAAAAAGAAATAATGGACAATATAACTAAATTAGACCCTGATACATCAACTGGAACTTACACAGTAGAAAATACATCAGTACAATCTGCTGTTATTATAACTGGTTCAGGTAAAGTTAGAATAGCTACAACAACTCATGCACATATTAAATTTGGTGCTAATCCAACAGCCACAGAGAATGATCCACTTATGCCTACTGACCATGTAGAGGTATTTTCATTTAAGTCAGGCGACAAGGTAGCATTTATAGGACATGGTGCTGGATCAGGCGAAATTTCAATTACAGCAATAGACTAATGGCGGGACTAACTACTTCATCAACATTATCTGAATTGATCGTTAAAAAATTTGGTAAAGGACGATACAAAATAAAATCAGGCAAAGGCAAAAGCTACACTAAACGAAAGAAAAAATGAGAAAACCCAAGTCCGTTAAGTTTGGGCATAGGGATTTGAACATAAAATACATTACTCATAAAGAAGCAAACAAAAGAGGAATTTATGGGGAAGTTCAAACAAGCACCAATACTATTTTGATAGACAAATCATTAGACGGCAAAGTTACCTTAAACACAATCATACATGAATTAATCCATGTCATAGCTGAACATTACCATTGGAACTTACCAGCTAAAGACGAAGAACTTGTTTGTGAAACTACTGGAAACGCATTAGCAGATTTATTTAATCAGAATCCTAAATTAGTAGAATATCTTGCATTTGTGTTTAAAAAGTAGTAGGCAGAAAATACGATTACATAATCGGTAAATTATGGAACTACAAACTAGAAAAGTATCTGATCTTATACCCTACATTAATAATAGTAGGACACATTCTGAAGAACAAATAAATCAAATTATAAGTTCTATTAAAGAATTTGGATTTACCAATCCTATTTTACTTGAAGAAGAAAACGGAATCATAGCTGGTCATGGTAGGCTCATGGCAGTTAAAAAAATGGGTTGGACAGAAGTTCCTTGTGTAACCATAAAAGGATTAACTAAAACACAAATAAAAGCACTTAATATTGCAGATAATCAAATAGCTTTAAATGCTGGTTGGGATTTGGACAAACTTAAATTAGAAATTAAAGGATTAGATGAGGATAATTTTAATTTAGACATATTAGGGTTTAATAAGAATCAAATAGATGATTTTTTATTTGAAGAAAAACAAGGTTTAACAGATGATGATGCAACACCTGAAATAGATGAATCAAAAGTTAAATCTAAGTTGGGAGATATATTTATTTTAGGAGATCATAGACTAATGTGTGGAGATAGCACAAAAATAGATGATACTGATAAATTAATTAATAAACAATCAATGGATTTAGTATTTACTGATCCACCTTATGGAATAAATGAAAAAGGAGATAGATCAAATAGAGGTGGTTTAACACAAGGAAATAAATTAAAAGATTTTAAAGATGATACTATTCAATATGCTGTAGATGCCTATAATATTTGTGAAGGAGTTTACAAAATACCTAGACAAGTATGGTGGGGTGCAAATTATTATTGCCATCATTTACCTTTATCTAATAATTGGTTTGTTTGGGATAAAAGAGTAGAAGAAAAACAAAAAGACACTCAATCTGATTGTGAATTAGCATGGGTTAAATCTAAATGGTCATCTATTAGAATATTTAGACATCTATGGAAAGGCATGATGAAAGATTCAGAAAAAGGTCAAAGAAGAGTACACCCAACTCAAAAACCAATAGCATTAGCAGAGTGGAGTTTTGATTATTTTAAAGATTTTACTAATGTTTTAGATTTATTTGGTGGATCAGGTTCAACATTAATAGCTTGTGAGAAAAGAAACAAAAAATGTTTTATGATGGAATTTGAACCATTATATTGTGATACCATAATACAAAGATGGCAAAACTTTACAGGAAAAGAAGCAATACATGAACAAACAGGAAAACGATACAACGAACTCTAAAGCTGGTCGTCCCAAAAAGGAACTAGACTCAGAACAAGTGTATAAATTAGCACTAATGCACTGCTCTATGCAAGAGATGGCAGATTTCTTTAAGGTAGATGTTAAGACATTAAGAACTAATTATTCCCAAGAAATAATAAAAGGAAAAGCAGAGGGTAAAATTAGATTAAGGAAGAAACAATTTGAAGTAGCTGAGAAGGGTAATGTCAGTATGCTTATTTGGCTCGGAAAACAAGTATTAGGTCAATCAGATGGACAAACAGGAGATGATTTTGAGGCTTTACCTTTAACAGATATTCTATAAATAGAATCTATGGCTAAATACAAAGGTAGAGAAGTTTCATTAAATAAACCATTTAGAACTCCATCAGCTTCTAAAAAGTTTGGAGTGTATGTTAAAGACAATAGATCAAACAAAATTAAGATAGTTAGATTTGGTGCTAAAGGCATGAGCATCAAGAAAAATATTCCAGCAAGACAGAAATCTTTTATGGCAAGGTTTAAACCTATACTAGCGAAAGTAAAAGGACAAAAAAGTTTATCTCCAGCTTATTGGGCAGTTAAATCTTGGCGAAAAGGTTTCAAAGTATGATCAAGTATTTTTTATTCATGCACATAATGGTATCCGATCCAACTGCACATATTCCTAAGGTCTATGACTTTTGGTTTGACGATTATGAATTAAGATATTTTAAGACAGAAAAAGATTGTAAAAATAAAGGTAATGAAATAATGACATGGGCTAGGCAATCTATGGAAGATAAAAATTTAACTGTTTTAGACACTTGGTTTGAGTGTGTTGAGGTACAAAAGAATGAAAAAGCATCATTTAATAATCAACCTAGAGGATATAAAAAAATATGACATTAATTTTAGACAAGAAATCATTAACAAAGCTTTCTTCTTTCAAGCACAAACTATATTGTTGTATGGACATACTTTTAAAAACAGCAAAGAAATTGAAAAGCAAACCTTTACTAGCAACTACGATTTCCATTATGATCTTGTTGTTGTTAATAATGTTTTAGAGCAT